TCAGCATATTTATAATCTTTGAGATATGCCTCCATCTGAGATCTCTTTCTCTGTAAAGCTATTTTCTTCTGTTCTTCCTCTGTAGCTTCTATCAAATACTTTCGCCGCCTACTATACAGATCCCTCTTACCATACTCCTCCCCATCTCTTTTATATCTGGACATATCACCACAACATCTAACATCTACCATCCCTGAGGGAGTTTTCTTTATAACTGTACCTATATACTTTCCAATTCCTGAGAAAGTATCACTGATAACTACTACCACCCTATCTCCAGCCTGTAAATTATCTGTACTAAACATCTCTTTCCTCAGCCTCCTGTTTTATCTCTGTACATTCTCCATCCAGCACAACTACAGTGGTTTTTATATGAGTTTCTGATCTCATTCCTACCTGATCTACTCCTATAGCTGTTACACTTATCGCTCCGGCGTACTCATCCGGTATATCAATTATTACTCTTTTCATCAGTGCCTCCTACTCCATATCTCCCAACACACTCATTACAGAGCCGGATCTTTACAAACCGATCTATAAACCTATTCCATGTTTCTCCAGATCTATAGGGTTCCATCCAGACATATCTTTTACAATGAGAGCACATGACCGGGATTACTGCAAATCTGTTACTTTTCAGCTTCACTTTTGATCCGCTCCTCCTGTAATCTCTGTCTCCCTTTATATTCCTCAAGAGAGATCTCTGTAAATGATACCTCATTCTCCTTAAAATACCTATTTACCTCAACTCTTTCCCCGTCTGCTTTCTTGATGTATAAAATAGCTAAGGTATCATAATCTCCATTTTTCCGGTCTGTCAAAAGCTCATCACATACGATAACATCCGGTCTACTGTTAGGCATATAAGGAAGAGTGAGCGGATACATCTCATCATAAATCTTTGCTACAAAACCATTGTGCCAGCTTACATGAGGGTTCTCCTCACTTGTACAATAATATCTATTAATATCACTGTAAGTTACTGATCCATCCTGAGCAACTCTCTTAAACAAGCTACTCATTCTCTTACACTGGTACTGTTTACTTTTATCTCTGCTATCAATACGGGGCTTTCCCCATACCTCCTCTGTATCCTCAATAGGAGTAAGAGGCTTTCCATCAATCAAGCGATTAAGGATATTCTTTGTAAATCCAATACTCATACCACTATGACCGTCACCTAAGAGGCTCTCAAAAGCTCTCATAGCACTGTCATAGCAAGCACAACCATAATCCCACTCACCCTCAGGCTTATCTCCTCTTTCTCTTTTACTTGCAATAGCTACCTCATTTTTAGCCCATTCTAACATACTCATTACTTACTCCTCCATTTCACAATATTTTCTGTACATGGTTTACTGGTATCCCAGCTATACCACAAATCATTTCTGTAGTTATAAAATACTTCCAGCTCTTTCCCGGACTCTGTAAATCCTATTACATTGTCTGAGCAATACTGAAAGCTCCCAGTTACAAGAGGGGTATCCTCCTCACAAGATACCCACTCTATTTTTTTTTACTCATAACTTATACCCCGTATTTCTCAGCTAAATTCTCACCATACCAGTAATCATTAACCTCAGCATCCACACTCATAGGGAGATCAATCAGGCTATGTCCTACTCTCTTCATGGTTCCCACTAAGAGCTCAGCTCCCTCTTTAATGTGATCCTCAGGTACTTCCATGATTAACTCATCATGTACGGTAATAATCATGTGACAGTCCAGAGCCTTATACCGTGGATCATTGTAAATAGCAATCATGGAAAGTTTCATGATATCCGCTGAGGATCCCTGTATTACTGAGTTAAGGCTCTGTCTGTGAGCCTCCTGATATCTGTAATCATCTTTATCCTCTAACTGCATATCCGGCAATCTTCTTTTTCTTCCCGTGATAGTAGTTACATAGCCGTAAGTCTCAGCCATATTCTCAATCTTAAGGCGGTACTGGTTAATCTTAGGAAAGCTCTTGTAAAAGTTATCAATCAACTGCTGAGCCCACTCAGCACTCTTATTAAACTGTTCTCCAATAGCTGTAGCTCCACGCTCATACATGATACCTAAGAGTACACTCTTCATAGTTGTACGTCTGTGTTTACCCTCAGCGTTTACAGTTCCATCAGGATAAAACTCTCTACAGTCCTCATAAGGCAACTGATACACCTGAGATCCCATGATAGCATAAAGATCTTTCCCCTCTTTATAGGCGTTAATCATACTCTCATCACCTGACAGGAAAGCCAGTACACGGGGCTCAATCTGTGAGAAGTCTCCACCCACCAGCTTATACCCATCACGGGCTTTAAAGATCTTCCTGATCCTCTTCTCCTTTGACGGGATATTCTGGAGATTGATTTTACTTACTGTATCAGAGCTTGAAAATCTTCCCGTCTTTGCCCCGTACTGGTTATAGGTGGTATATACTGCATTGATCTTAGGCTCTTTCACCTGAGGGATCTTATCCACATAGGTTCCTAACAGCTTTTTGATTTCCTTAAATCTCTGATAATTCTCCAGAAACTCAGCAAACTCTCTTGATTTCTTTGTATCTTTCTTTTTCGCTGTACTGAGAAATTTCTGTATGATCTTATCTCCTGTCCCCCGTGGCTCTTTACGGCTTACACTTTTCAGCTTGAAAATATCATAGAATAAAGCCGCCACCTGTTGAGGACTACTATAGTTAATCTTACAAGTACCCTTTGTGAGTCTCATCAGGTTATTGTGATCCAGTATATATTGTTTGAACTGTTCCACATAAGCATCACACTTAGCCTCTACCTCTACCAGTTCCTTGTTAAAATCCTCTGACAGCTCCTTAGCAAAATCCTCTCTAATCTCTACCCCTCTCATTTCCATGTCTGTACAGAGTGGGATCAGAGGCATCTCTACCTCACGGAAAACATAATACATTTTTCTAAAGTCCTCACGGGGATGATCTTCTCTAAGGTACTGAGCCTGAAACTTATACAGGGCATAAGTCTTAAAACCATCATTCGCACCATAGACAGTAGCTATGTCAATCGGCACATAATTAAACGGAATCCCATCAAACAAATCCTTATAATCCTCACCGGATCCCTTACCGTGGAGGATATACTTGTTATACATTGGTTTCAATTTATGAGGCTCATTTTCATTTAACACATTACCAGCTATCTGAGTATCCCAGTAAATATTTACTATAACCTGTTTCCAATCCCACGCCAGTTTCTTATTATCAAACTTGATATTGTGGTTAATACATCTAAGCTCCTGATCCTGTAAATAAGGGATCATTATATCCCTCACTTGCTCCTCACTCATCTGATCCGCCACTCTTACATTCTGGAGATCTGTGTGATTAAATGGAACATAAGCACTTGTCTCTCCCGGAGTGTATAAACAGATACCCACAAGGATATCATTGTAAATATCTAACCCTGTTGTCTCTACGTCCAATACATACTCTCCAGACTGCTTACAGTGATCCATGTACTCCTTTAATCTCTCTGGAGTCCTGATAGTTTCAACCTCTCCCTCTGCGTGGAGTCTGCCAGATTTTACAAGCTCCTGAATAACTGCAAGAGCGTTCTCCAGCTTATTCTTATTTCTCTTTACTGTTACATTACACACTTTATTATGTACCAGTCTTTTACTGATATCATCCATTCCGACCTCTTCCCGGCTCATATTTATTTCCAGTCCTTTTCTGTCCATCCTGTTTCCTCCTGTTATAAAAATGGGAGTGAAACTTTACCGCCTCACTCCCATCAGCTTAAAATACTCTGGTACTGTCTCCGGCTCCATCAGATGAGCCGCCGCCCTCATTGTTGTTATTCTTCTTTACTTCCAGTCTGCCCTCAATAGCCTTGATCTGATCCTCAGGAGATAAGTCTAAGATCAGGGAGCCTACAAGGTTCTGCTTTTCCGGTAACTCTCTCTCAGTCTTATCTTTAGGGAAATACTGATAAGTAGTTTTCGTGCTACCCTTAGCCCCGGATCTCTTAATCTTAATGTCTCTTGCGTTGAGATCTCCATACTCCTCAATGATACCTAAGATCTGCTTAATGTCTGTGATACCTCTCTCCCAGAGCTGGAGCTGTTTCTCTTTGTCTTTCTCATCAAGATTAACCATCTGTAAGAACATTCTAAGCTGTGACTTAATACCAGCTTTACAGAGCTCACAGCCCTCTCCTTTGCAAAGTACAGTTCTGTCTCTTCCTGATCCATCAACATCCAGCTTATGTACCTCATATACATCCAGATCATACTTAGGAGATCCGTCCGGCTCAGTACCGATAGCTCCCTTATGTAACATTCTGACTGTTGCTGAGTCTCCATCATCTTTCAGTGAAAACCAACCAGCTTTTGAAAAGCCCTGACTCTCATACTTATTGATTAACTCTCCTAATGATTTTCCCATTGTTCCTGTATCCTCCTGTTTTTGTTTTTTTTT